GGGTCCATCTTAAACTCTACCTTATTGTTTTCGCTATCACCTGGAAGTGGAATATATAACGTTCTGTGTGACTGCCCTCTAAGATTTGTTTGTAAGAATCTAAACATCTTGTCTTCTGCGTCTCCAGAAAGTTTTGCACCCTTTAGTGTTACAACGTATCTTGGAACTGCTTTGTTTGCAAAGTAGTCAATGTTATATTGAGATGCAAGAGAATCTCCGTGTAGTGAGTTAATAGCCGACATAATGTCTGGCACTCCGTAAAAAGTATTAAGTGGTGAGTATTGCTTAAAGTGAATTATCTCGTTTGGTCTAGCGTCTGTCGTTAGTGGGTTCTGATTCTTTGCTCCAAAATTGCGGAAGTAAACAATTTTGTTTCCAATGATCTGAACATATCCATCTTTGATTCTGCGAACACGCATAGTTGTTGATGGGATATGTCCGACATAACCAATTTCTCCACGAGTAGTTCTTCCTATTTCTAAATATCCGTTACCCGTAGACTGTAGGTCTGTGTAAACTTTTTCCATAGTCGCTGTAAATGAATCGTCGTCGTTAAGCGACTCTATCCAATCACGCATTTCAATCTTTGCTCGTTCAATTCTTTTTCTTGCTTTCTGTGTTGCACTATTATCTTCAGATGATTCAAGTCTCATCATTGTTCTTTGAGAAACCTTAAACTCATAACCTAGACCAACGATGTTTTCTACCTTAGCATCAATGGCTGCATGGTTTGCAAAAGATGTGTCGTAATAGTTTGCTAATTCATAAAGGTTCCATGGTGGTGTAATTACATCAAACATTCCATAGCCGTTTACATATACTAACCCTGGGTTTATCTCTTTTGATTGTGCTCCATCAATACCGCTTTTTCCAGCAAGGGCTGCTGTTGTATATTGAGTTGTTGGTTCAACCATTTTTGTTGAAGATCTACTTATGCGTCTTTTAAAGTTTGCTTCTAGTCCGTCAAGAGATTTTAATGAATCCCAATTTCCGTTAAATGGATCTGACTTTGAAAAAGTATCATCTTTCTTTATTGATTCATCAATCCTTGCACTAATCTCATAATCGTTGTCTTCCATGATTATTCCTCATCCCCATACTTAGCAATTGTATCTTTTGCTGCTTGTACTGCTCCAAGGTCGTTTAGGTTTGGTATAAGTCCAGACTTCATACGATCAACTTGCTCAGAATATTCTTCTTCTGAAACTCTTGTTAGCCCTGGAACAAATACGCATGTACCATCTCCTGGATCTCCGTAATGCATTGCAGTCTTTTTTAGTTCTGCCATTCTAGTAAAGTCGTTTTTATCTGAAGGTATATTGAGTACAGAACCGTTTCCATCTGTAAACCATTTACCATTTGCTTTCTTATACACATAAAGGCCCCAGTCATAGTTCTTTTCAATGACCTGACGTCTAACGTTTTTTACAATTGGTTGACCAGTTTTTGGGTCTATAAGGGAATCCATAACTACAAGTATACCATATTAGGCTGGGGTCTCTACGAACTGACTCCATTTTACGTCAGTAAATATAGTGTATGCATACTCTTCAAAACGAACTGGTCTATCATCATCTACAATAATTTTGTTTGTGCCCGTATAACTCTTATAAACATCTGAAGGATTTACACCATAATAACTTGTTTCTGATAAGACAAGAACCTTATTCCAGTTAAAAGATGGACTATCCCAGAACTCCCAGTCAAGGGGCGAAGACCCCAAAACCTTAACTCTAAACCAAGGTCTTTCTGCTATGTTCTGAACTTCTTGTAGATTAGTAGACTGATAGTATGAAAGGCTGTTAAATAGTAGTGGACCAGTTAATCTTACTGCCCCTTCAAAAAATGAAAAATTAAGACTGTTTGCAAAATTAATTCCAAGGAATCCCCACTCTTGAAGAGTTATTACTGGCTCTTTTACTATCTTACCATTCCAATAAAATCCAATACCGTTTTGGACTAGGCCAGTATTTGCATCTATTGCGTAAATTTTTGCTCTGCGTCCAGAAGGATCATTAGCAACCATGTAAAATTTTATGTAAGAATCTTTGCTTTGGATTTCAAATATCTGTGTTGGTGCATATGGGAAATAGTCTCCGTCAAACCTTACGGCCATTTGCATTGCTATAGCCTTAAATCCTTCGGCTCTACTTTCATTTACAGGAATCATAAGACCTCTATTAACTAATGGATCATACCTTCCTTTTAATTGAATTCCGCTTGTTTTGGTTAAATAAAGATACGGAGATGATCCTGTATAGATTGCAAAAGGATTATTCTTTTTAAAGTTATAATAAATTCCAGTCTTTGTATATGGATAAACAGATGTTCCAAACCTTGTTCCAATTGGACTAGCATCAGATTCATTAAATGCTTGTGATGCATAAGAAAGTTTTTTAATTAATACATTGTTTGTTTCTGAATTTTTTACATTCATTTCTATGTGTGTAACAATAGACAAGTCATTAAAGTCTACTCCAGTTGGTGGGTATATAATCATATTATCTACAACTTCATATTTTGTTGTCATCCAGTCTGATCCAGGAACTAGTACCCCATCTCTTGAAGGTCTTTCTGTTTTTGTAAAATAATAGTATGTTTGGTTTGCACCCAATTCTGTATATTGAAAAGTTACATAACTTTTTACAATTGATCCATCTGTGTCATATTTATATTCTTTTGCTATTTTATTTTTTAAATCCTCGTAATCGTTATACCCAGTAAACAAGTAATTGTCTAATGATGTGTATGTTCTTTGAACTGGAGTTCCGTATTCATTTGACAACTCTGCATATGTCCAAGCCTCTGGCTCTGTTTCTATTGCTATAGTCTTTGATGGTATTGGGTAATCAATATTAAACTGAATAAAGTCAAGATCAAAATATTGGTCCCCTCGTTTATCAAGAACGGATTCAGCAAAATATGTTAGTGGAAGTTGATCTTCCCAATATGCGCTTGCAGATACAGCAAGTCTGTATGTATCAAAAACTATCTCTGGTAAAAGAGTATAACTTGCAACATGGTCTAAAAGTGAATCCTCTTCAGCAACAACCACACTACCGCCAGTAAGTGCTCCATTTGCTGTGTCTGTTGTGCCCCCATGAGGTGGCATAGATGTTGTATCTATTCCTCCGTCTATATTGATTAACTGATTATTTTGGTAAACAGCAAACAAGTCTTCATTCCAGACTGGAACACCTATCTCATTAAACAAAGATCTAATTTTTTGAAAGTTATATGCTGTACATAGTCCTACATTGTATATTTTCCCAGTAAAAGTTGATAGTCCGTTCTTGTCTCCACCAACATACATTCTTAAATCTGACAAAGATCCAAAAAAGTCTGATGCTGGGTTTCCAAATCTTGATACAAATGCTGGAATGTTTAAACCTATGTCTACTAGTTCTCCTGGCTCTGCAACTAAAGGAGAATAGATAGTTTCTGATATTCCGTTATAATTAATAATATAAGATATTTGATTATTTAAAAGTTGTATCTTGAAATAACTATTTGTATTTTCTTTTTCTATTTTAAAAAGTGTTTGGGCTGAACTTGAGGTTTGTGGTAATCTAAAACAACCGTAGAAAGCAGATACTGGAGTTTTTATAAAATCAAAATTTTTAAAGAAAAGATGACCAGAAACATTATTCCAAGAAGTGTTTGGTCTAAAGGAAAAAAAGTTTCTTGTATCTGATGATTGAACTAGACCACAATCTGACAAAAGTTCTTTTTCTGTTTTTGATGACAAGATTGTTTCTGGAAGTGGGTGAGACAAAACAGAAAGAGACTTATTTACAACTAATGTATTGTCATTAAAGGCTTGACTCCACGAACCTACTTTTGGATATGAGTAGTTTGAGGTGTAGTCTGCAAATGAGTAATCAATAAAAACGGATGTTCCACTATAAGATGTATTAATGTTTTCTGGAATATCAACGCCTTGCCCAAATACAAACCTTCTTTTTGCAACTGCGGTTGCAACGATGTATGGATAAATTCCAACGCAGTCAACCTCTATTGGATATATATCATCATATGCGTAAAAGCCTATCCAGTCTTGATCTTTAAGACTTTCGTTTAGCATGGAAGGCAAAGAAAGTGACTCAGTTAAATAGTTTAAAGAAACAACTTCTTGGCCATTTATTACAAGAGATGCAGTGTCTTTTCCAACACGCATGTGAACCAGCATTGGCCTTGTCCACTCACCAACATAGTATGCACCATAGTTATCTCCTATCTTTAATCCTATTGATGGTCCATCAACGTATATTCCATCTTCTGATGCAATTGGACCAATAATTCTTTTCCTGTCGTTACTGTATGAATTTATTCTAAGCCAAGTTTCAAAAGTATACTGCTTAAATTTTCCAGACTCATTTAAAAATCCAGAACCAGGGACTATGAGGGAGGGCAAATCTGTATTTGGATATATAGTTGTAAGACCAGATGTTCCATAAACAATTGGAATGCCTGAGTTTTTTGCTTTAAGCATATTGTCAGAAACTAAATAATATGCATCTAACTCTTGCAGTCCGTAACATTTTGACACAACACCTTTTTGTGGTGCAATAGATATAGTGGATGGTATATTGATTGCCTCAACACCAAGTGATGTAGATGCAAACTCTTCTGACCATTGGCCAAGACTTATTCCGTTTATTAAAAATACATCTTCTGTTTCTGATCCACCAATAAAGTTAATTTTAAAAACTAGTCTTATATCTGTATCATCTGGAGGCGTATCAAAAGTTTCTGATATAAAAATCCAGTTACTATTTATTACTGTGTCATAATTTTTTAAATGAACTATGTCATCTCCGCTTGTTGTATCTGTGTATTGATAACCAATCTCAAGGCCAGCAATGTATGCGCTTTCAGAATAAAAGTATCCACCTACAGAAAATGTTCTTAAATAAGTGTTAAAGTCTTTTAGGTTCATTATTTCATTGCTTGTTGCAATTATAGAAGCCGATTCGTTGTCTGTTGGTGTAGCGGTAATTTTACCAACATAACTGTTTATAAATGGTTCGTCTACTGACTGAGTATAGTTTTGATATGTACCGCCAACAATTGTCCAATTTGATAAATTTCTTTGTGACTCTGAAAGTAAAGAAATGTAATCTGCTGTATCATC